GGTACTGTGAAAAAATTTTTTAAAGGACTTATGATGGTGGTGATGTGTATTATGTGGCTTATAATGCTTCCCATTATATGGCTATACGATCGAATCTTTGGAGGCTGGAAAAAATGAAAACTCAATATGACATTAGCTATTTTTCCAAGTCGGATGGTAAGAAGATAAAAAGACCTTACGATCCACATAATGAAAAGCAACATGAATTCATTGCAGGATCAGGTAATCTTTGTAAAAGATACTGGGACACTAGTAAGGATGGATTGAGAACGGCCAACGCTCCATGGACCATTACGGTTAGGAAATAAAATGCCAGCACGTCCACACATTAATTTAAATACACTGCCTTCACCTAATAGGAAAAAAAAGTATAAACACCATGAAAATGTTCACTATAGAGGAGAGATTAAATTTGTAGGAAAAGCAACCGATACGTACGAATGTAGAACATGTCATAGGATTCTTCCTTCAATCGCATTTACTTCAGCTAGTATAAGGTCGGATGGAGCTTATTATCTTCAAGGACGCTGCCGAGAATGCCATACTAAGATATGGAGAGAACAAAGAGAGGTGAGAAAAAAAGCTCCTCCAAAGCCCGAGCGTTGTGAATGTTGTCATATAAAACCAAAAATGTTTCACTTAGATCATATTCATGGAACAACTATCATTAGAGGATGGTTGTGTTCGGCCTGTAATTCAGCGATTGGAAAATTAGGAGATAATCTAGAAGGATTATTACAAGCTGCAATTTTTGTGGAAAATGATAGAGGTAAAATTACAGAAACATTACACAAAGTTTTTAATACAATGTTTGCAAGGACAAGATGAAACACATATCTACTGTTCCTATATGTTCCAAACCTTTATTTATTTATAAATTGGATATAAAAGAGGACTTGACTTTAAAATTTAATGAAGAGAAGTTTAGACCTATGGAGCAGGAGGGAACCACGGCTTTACTAGGTGAGAATTTAAATATTTTAAAAAAATATAAGGGCCTTAAAAAAGAAATTAATAAAGCAGTAGATGCAACTCTTAAAGAAATTCTTATGTTAAAAAATATTAACTATAAAATATTTAGTTCATGGCTAACTAAAACAAGACCAGGAGATTGTTGGAACTCACATACTCATTATAACTCGTGGTTGACTGGGGTTTATTATCCTAAAAGTAATCCTGCTTTTAGTATTAAATTTTATGATGATAATACTTCTATATTTGGTACTCCACCAACAGAACATAACCTGTATAATTCGTCCGAATGGACGATTGTTCCTGAAGACAATAACTTAATTTTATTTTTTAGTCAGGTAAGACATAAAATTAGGCTTAATACATCTAACCAAAATAGATTTTCATTAGCATTTAATATATTACCTAAAGGAGAGTTTGGCACAATTGATTCTAAATCAATATTTTAATCCCCATGATGAACGACGAAGACATAAAAGAATTTCAAAAACCTTATACTCCTCTACCCCACGGAATCGTCGTCGCCGACTCAAAGATCGACGGCCAGGGACTGTTCGCAACGCGAGCCATCCTTCGGGGAACAGAACTGGGAATTTCCCACTACAGAATTGAAAAGGAAGAATACATCAGGACGCCTCTTGGAGGATTTATCAACCATTCGGACACGCCCAACTGCCACCGCTCGCAAGTGCGTATAAAGCCCGGGATGGACAAGTGGAATATTACAACAATTGAAGGAATAATGCCCGACGAAGAACTAACAATAAAATATACACTGTATGAACCTAAGAAAAAAGGAATAGAATGAGAAAAAAATTTTTAGAATTTATATACCACTGGTCGAGTAAGCTGAATGTTTGGTCGTGGAATAAGTTATATGGAAGTAGGAGGAAAGGTTATGGTTATCGTAAATGATGTCAGATGAAGATATAAAGGAATACCATGATTTAGATAAATTAAAAGGAATGAAAAAATCTAATAAATACCACTACATCCACGGAACACAGATCACGGACCACGCAACAGGGACCAGGTTCTATGACTTCCAGGGAATAAAACTGCCGTCGGTAACAACTATACTTGCAAAGACAAAGAATCAGGAGTATCTAACGGCCTGGAAAAATAAAGTTGGACATGAAAAAGCAGAATCAATCAAGAATCTATCTAGTAGGCGGGGGACAGCCATGCACAAATTCCTGGAATCTCATATTCAAGGAACTGGGTACGATGATCTTACGCCAATCGGATGCGAGGCGAAGCCCATGGCCCAAAAAATTATTGAGGTGGGCCTTACGCCCGTGGAAGAATACTATGGTTCAGAAGTTATGCTGCATTATCCTGGCCTTTACGCTGGGAGTACTGACCTTATATGCAGGCACAATGGTCTTGACACTATTGTAGACTTTAAACAGAGCAACCGGCCTAAGAAGGAAGAATGGATATACGATTATTATATACAGGTTGCGGCGTACGCCATGGCGCATGACGAAGTTTATGGTTCTAAGATTAGACAGGGTGTCATTATGATAGCCACGCCGGATCTGTACTACCAGGAATTCAAGTTTCAAGACGCTATGTTAAAGCTCTGGAAGCATCGATTTTTAAAAAGACTGGACCATTACAATGAACTGATTCATGACGAGAAGGAGCGAGCCAACATTGATCCAAACGCTTTGTTAAAAGAATTTGAGAATAACAAAATCTAAATTAGTACCCACGTGTGGCGCGTGGGTACCACGTTTGACGCGTGGTATGTCTTCAAATGTGGCAGAAATGTGTCTAAAAGAAGGCATAAAAGCCGACACCTAGGGTATCGGCAAGGTATCGGCAAGGGGTCGGCAAGGGGTCGGGAATAAGGGTCAAATGGTAAAATTTTAAGTTAAGTGCGACATAAGTATACAAAATTAATGAAATCACCAACATTGCCGATACCCTGCCGATACCCTGCCGATACCCTGCCGATGGGGGGGTGTCGGCCTTTTTTCCTTAAATCACGCGGTTATACCAACGGTTCTAGGAGGAAGAGGGGATACACCCCCCCATTACCGATACTTTGAAAAAAAAACAGAGCTGTGGGAAGAAAAAATATTTTTTAGTCTCTAGGGGTCGGGAAGTTGAAATAAGGCAAAATTGAGATGACAGAAGAAGAGTTTTGGGATAAATTCCATGAGAAGCACAACCCTAAATATTATTATGCCAAGAAGAAATACAAAACGAAAAATAAGCTTAAGTCAAAGCGATCCAACTCCTATACCTTTTATAAAGTACAGGGTGAACTGGATAGACATCGTAAGTGACTCTGGTTGGGCTGATGAAAGAGAATTTAATAAAATGAGACTGTCTCATCCGGTCAATGAAGGGTGGTTATATTCTAAAGACAGAGATTGTATTAAGTTGTTTGCTTCCTATGACAGGGAAGAGGATGGTAATATTACTTTTGGGGATCGGACAATGATTCCTCTTTCTTGCGTGAAGAGGATGGTAAAGATTTAGGTGCATCTTCAATCTCACCCTCAACAATCTTTGCATTCAGTAAAGGAGCGAAGTCGTCTAAAATTTGTTTCATTTTGGCTTCTAGTTGTTCCTCTGTTAATTCTTCTAGTTTCCCATGTTTTATTATTTTTCTGTCTATGTATAGTCCTGCTGCTTTGCCACGATTGGTCTCAGCGTTTACAGCTGAGGAAAAACTTCCTTTCTTCAAAGCCATCTGTTTAATTCTATCTAGTTCTGCAATGTGGGTTTCATAATTAACTTCAAACTTCTTAAGTCTTTCTTCCTTCAATTCACCTACAAATTTTGCAACAAGTGGTGATAGTCTAGGATTCATTAGCTCTGATCCTTCCTGTCGTGCTCTGTTATGACTGTAGCCCGCAAGTTTTGCTGCTTCCATCTGTGAGACTGGTCCTTCAGGTCCACCAAATACTATAAATTCGGCGAATCTCTTTTGCATTTCAGTTAATCTTTTGGGAACTCCCACTAGTCCATGTCCTCGTACTTACACTCCCAACACATATCTAGACCTGCGTTGTGAGCTTCCCAAGTCAAAAACCCTCCACAAGTTCCTTGACACCATTTATCAGGATGGTTCCAAACATCTGCATAAATAGTCTCATCATCATGACCATTTTCTTTCATTTGTTTAGCTCGTTCTATTTTTTCTATTTTTACTTCTAATATACTTGCACGATCTGGGTCTTCATAGTTCGCGTAGACTAATTCTTTTTTTAGTTTTTCTAAGTTTTGCATAATACTCCTTTTTTATGTTTGTTTTAGTTGACAATTTAAGGTAACTATCCTATAAAGTCAATGTAAATTATGACAGAAGAATTACCTCTTTTAATAGAAAAGTATAGAAAAGAAATTTGGGAGTGGAAGCAAAGAGAATCTCAATGGATAAAAGATAAGAATCAATTGGATGGACATAAAAGAATTGTAGAAGAAGTATCCAACGAGCTTGTAAGAATGAAGAAGCGATTGCAAGAGCTGGAAGGAAATCGTTCATTGGACACTATGGATGAAGTGGCCTATCGTGAACTTCAAGGAGAGAATGAAAAATTAAAAAAGCAAGCAGAAGACGCAGAGGTTCATGTCAAAGAACTGAATAATTCATTAGCGATTGCTCTAGAGGTTAATGATAGTCATCAAAGATATAATGGTAAGCTTCAAACTCGTTTGACCGAGGTTGAAGAGGACAACAAGAAAATATCTCGTCAGATTGAAGATAAAATAAATTTATTAAGGAAGGCCGGACTATAATGCGAGTACAAGACATGCAACAGTTTCTTACTTCCTTTACGGAAGGATCAGATGCAGTAAAGAATGCTGTAATATTTTGTGAAGTTAATGGTACATTATATGATGTGAGAAGAATGGAAGTACATGAGAATGCTACTCCTATTGTTGGTTTCAAAGGTCATACAGCGCATAGATTAGTTTTAAAAACAAGAAAACCTTCTTCAATAATTCTTCCAGACAAGCTTAAACAAGACTACTAATGCACGAGGTCGTTACCTCGATAAAGACATGGGTCCAGAGGCAAAATTATATCAAAAACTTCG